TGCGTTCTAGGCGGGTAGTTGTCAAGCAGGGTATAGTCCGAGCTACCATCTGTTTTAACCCGCGCTAGGTGAACATAGCGCCCTGGATTCAAAGCGTCTGGTTCCTCAGACTTAACAACAAACATACCCGAAGTACCTTTAAAAACCTCATAGACCGGCATATCAGTATCGCCGCTAGTAGTAGCTGCGGGTAGGAAATCCAAGTCTAAATAAACGTTGTAGGCTGTCGAAGCAGCCGGTGCTGTTACGCCCTGAGTATTAACCTCGGTCTTGAGGTTTACACTTAGATCCGATGCCAGGTTTAAAAACTTGCCGTCTGGCCTTAACTCAATTCTACCACTCTTAAAGGTAGCTGCATTGGTAGCTATTGACTGTAGCTTAAAGCTTGAGTCACCAGAAGCCCCCGGTATCCATTTACCACCTACGCCGTCATAAACTAACGCCTGGCCATCTTCTGGCGATGCCGTCGATACGTCTACATCGGTCACATCGTCGATATCAATTGGATCATGGAAGATGGTAACCACTAGCTCTCGATCGTCGCCGCCAGTGTTGTTTGTAATTTCCAAGATGTTTGTCTCAGAACCAGTCTTTTCAACAATGGTAAAGTCAGATTCCGCAGGCGTTGAACTACCATCAATCTTGGTAAGACCGCTTCCAGTATCTAGCCAAAGCTCAACCCTCAAGTCACCTTGGTTAGTGTTAAAGTTATGGTCTAGGTCCACCGTTTCAGTCTGATCGAAGTCGGACAATAAATAAAATCGACTGCTCATATTGTCGCCGATCTTAGTATAAATAGCCTCGATAGAACTATGAAGCGAAGCACCTCCAGCCGTTCCCAATGCAGGATGGTCTAGCTTAAGGCGACTAACCTCAACCCCCTGGGCCACTGGTATTAGTAACAACGTGAGTAAAAAACTTAAAATTTTACGCATATCAAATTCCTTTATTTACCAAAGCCCACTAAATGGGTATTTTCCTCGCCTTTGTGCCTATTCTTATAAAGTACCCTACCATCTATCAAAACAGAAACCCGCTCATTTCTTGTTACCAAGTTTAGCCCGTGAACCCTGGGAATTATGCCCCGCTTTAACGCAAGAGAAGCAAACCCACTTACACATCCGAGCCATTCAAAATTTACAAAATCAGCGCCGTGACATTCCGCGACTACTTCAATTTTGTTATTCTCTAGACTCATCTTTTCAACCATCGCCCTGGCTAAATTTTCCTTGTTAACAAAGCAGGCCTTTTCTTCCGGCCTCTCTCCTGGCTTGGACCAAGCCCCGTACTTAGGAGCTTTTCCGTCACTAAATTCAAAGCGCCAGCGTAACAAATATTTAAGGGGCACATATAGACGTGTTGACTGTATCGGGGCTACTTTAGTCATTGTTTGCCTTAGCTAGTGAATGAAAAAGCCACGACGAAATCTACCTGGAAAACACCCCCGTCGCTCTGTGATGTTGGCAAGTAAATCCTCATACCTAAATGGGCATTATCCCCAAGAGTCGCATCACCATCGACACCAATCTGGCCATCAACGGGCGCGGATGCTTGTGTTTCGCCGCCGCTATCTAGTACCATTGCATCGGCCTGCATGGTGATTGCTGTAGCTAGGTCAGAACCTTCACCGGAAGCGCCGCCGTTTCGTCCATAGATCTCAACCGTACCAGTGCCGCCAACAGATACACCATTGGTAGAATGATCAAACTGAGCGCCGCCTACGCCGGTAGTTACATCAGAATCCATATCAATACGGATGCCGCCGCCAGTGCCGGAGCTATTATCCTTGTCTCCAGAACTCGCATTTCCAAGCGTGAAAATGGCCGCTAGATCCGCCGAAGGGGATCCGCCTGTTCTACCGCCGTATGTTTGGGAAAAGTCGTCTAGGAAGGTCTTTACGTCCGTTATAGGATCATCCACAGCATCGTGATGGATGTAGATTTCTTGACGCCCTACGTTGTCCGTCTTGGTACCTGTGATAGGTGCAAACGCGCCGTTGACAACAGCACCAAGGTTAATCCCACTGCCGCCACCGGCTAAGGAATCGGCATAAGCCGTTCCGTCTAATGTCTCTGATACTGTGAGTACAACCGCCATTATTACACCTCCATGTGTTTGGCTTTATTCTTCTGTTATAGTCGCAGATTCTCCGCCAACAGTGCCGGAGTACCCTGGGGCATAAGATCCAAATGGCACCATTTGGAAATTCCACACTTTCATGGGCAACTTCACCCCATTAGGATCATAACCGATTTCTCTAATCAAACAAGGCACGTTATCAAACTCTGTACTGCCTATCTTAACGTCTAGTTTAACGAAATCACCAATATCTAACAAGAGACTTCGCCAAGTTACAGTAACATCAATAATCTCAAAATAACTAGATGCCAGCTTTATGATCTCTTTTAGATTATTCTCTACATCAGTCTCAATGTAAAGGTTTGGAAATTCTATAAGTTTTGATACTTCTTTACCGTCTATCTGGGTAATTGCGGCCTGGTTTCTGAAAACTGGCGTCCTCTGAAATGACTCGTTTCGGTTTGGCAAAAAGTTAAAAGCAGCCTGAGCACGGTTAAAGTTGTTCTCTACGTCGATCCCTGGGGTAAGCGAAGCCCTCTCTACGTCCCAATTACGCACCAAAAAAGCCGGTGAGGCCACGAACTCGTCAAAGTGAAGGCTGGATATACTCCAATCAAGGTCGCGGTTTACAAAGGCCTCCAGGCGCACTTGTTCCAACAATGACAGAGCATAGTCTAGGACCGGCTGTGGCTCTTGGATCCAAACACGGCTTTTTACCGTACTAACAGCACTAACTGTAGGGCTTGCTTTATCACGAAAGGTATCCCAACTGCTATCAAAATCACCAGAAGAAAGTCCACCAAATGTCTTAAGAATGTCCCTAGCCTGTTCCACAGGGTTATCATCATAAGCGCCTAAATCCTTACCTACTACTTTTACAAAAAATGAATCTGACTCGTTAAACTCAAAGGGATCTGTGCCCTCGACAAGTGTAGTACCTGCGGGAGTCGTTGAAGATTGCCGAATCTCAAAACTACGATTACCCGCCCCCACGTTGACAATATCCGCAGAATCAAACTTGGTTATTACCTCGCCCCGCACCAAGTAAACTTCCGTAGTGTCAAACGATACTAAATCATTTTCAGATATAACAAGCGATACATTTTCGGTGAATGTTGTTTTTACCGCAGCCTTTGCGCCGTTCACAGGAAAGGCCGGTACACTAGCCTGATTGGGCTCTACATTTGTTGTCCAGTCTCCGTATATAATTGGGACCACAACACCTACTAAACTATCCTGAATATCGGGGAAATTTGTCTTTGTAAAAACCGCGTTTGGGAAGTTCACATTTACCGTATCAAACTGGTCCCGTGCTATAATGTTGATACTTCTTGTTGTCCGGGAAAAGCCTCCAACCTCGGTTATAAAGCCTCTAAATATGGTTTTGTATGTAGAGGCCACATCACGCAACCCTATTCGTACATCTACCTGCTTATTGATCCAACCACTAAAATCATTCCCGGATGGCAGAAGATTATTTAAAGCCCCGTCAACGTTGTTTACCTCTAGCTCCAAAGTCGAAAACTCTAGGGTGGGTGCCAGAAGTGTTCCGAGGCTTCTTTTGATGTTTGGGAAGTTGGTGATAGCTTTATAAAACGTACCGCCAACATACATATTACGATCGCTAGCGCGAATAAAACCACTAGGCGTTTCAATGTCCACCACCAATCTAAGATCTGATACAAGATTGTCTTGGTTATCGTCCAATAAATCTTGATCTAGGACCGTAGCAACTTCATATCTTTTTCGATTGCCGCCACTCATTTATTTACTCTCGTCTATCTCGATCGACAAGCTAACATAAGTCTCTGTAGGCCCTTTACTGTTATGCGTTTCTACCGGCACTTGTACCATCTTACCAAATACAGCGTACCTATCAGTAATAGCCTGGTTTGTGGTGCTCGGCGTCGGTATCCAAAGGCACTTAAGAACCGTTCTCGAAAATGTGAAAAGACCGCGTAACGTGTCATAATTGCCTTTCCCTATATCGAGGCTTCTAAACTCTAGCCCCAGGAATCGACGTTGCGCCCTTGATACTGCCACGTTGGTAAAACCCTCGGTTTCTACAGTATCAGCAAAGTCTCTAAGCTCAAATTGTATCTCGTCGACAACGCACTCGCCCTGGAATACATCAGAGGCCCCAAAGAGTATGGTGCCAAGCTCAATATACCCATCGGAGTTAGCACTATCGGTTATTGCTATCCGGTAAAACCTCGCCTGCTGGGGCGGAAATTCATCCTCTGGAAGTATGTAGTATGTGTTTGTAGGATTAGCCTGGACGATCTTGGAAAAGATAACGTTGCTAAAGGCCGCATCCGTTGCCCCTATAAAGGTGATCGTGGCCCCCTGGGTTAAGTTATGTCCCAGGATAGCCAAGGTATCCACTGCGGTAGTTGAAAGCTCTGTATCGCAAGTTAGGACCACTGAAGTACCTGTTGAGCGATAAACCTGCTCTACAATGTCGGTATTAACATTGAATACTGAGAAATCCCCGGAGGCCGTGCCGCCAGTAGTTACCTCCCAGTTTTCCCCGGTGCCGATAGTGTTCCCAAATTCATTAGTTCCGCCTACTACCTCGCTGCCTCGGCTTGGGAATCGGCACATAATGCGGATATTGGTTGTGTTGTATAGTGAGACATTGAATTCTACGCCGAACCTTGTAGCCGTCACAGAGTCAAACTGGACGCCGATAGGCTTAAGCTCGTCAACAATGTTGCCCTGGAATTGAAGCCCGTAGTTATTAAGAGTATCAACCACGCCCTGGAGCTGTAGACCAACATTATCTTGATTCTCAACTACACTCTGGAATTGAGTCGCCACAAACACGCATAGCTTCTCTGCAAGGTAGCTTTCGGATAGGTAACCTTCGCTGTCTACAAGGTATTTACCTTTGCCGGAGTGGAATTGATTAGTAATGGTAAACTGGACGCCGCTAACCTCTAGCTGGTCGATTATACCGGCCTCATACTGTAGGCCCATCTGCAAGAGCTTGTCTTTTAGGTCGCCCAGGAATTGGGTACCAATGGCCTTTTGCTCCGCCACGGTTAAAGCAGTCTCTATACCTATTCCCAGGGTGTTTATTAGCTCGCCCTGGAATTGAATACCTATATCACTTTGCTGGCCGGTCAAAGCCTCAAACTGGGTACCCGCAATTAACTGCGCTGCGATAGTCTCGGCCCATTGCATACCAGTATTATTCTGGTCGTCGATCTTGCCTTGGAATTGTGAGCCTATATTGTTTTGCTTGTCTAACGTTCCCTGGAATTGGGCGGCTATGTTTTGCTGCGCTGCGATCTCGCCTTGGTACTCAGTACCGTAGTTGTTTTGGTTGTCGATATTCCCCTGGAATTGGGCACCCAATAACGCCAGGCTATCGACTATCTCGGCGCTAAATTCTATGCCCGTTCCCCAGCCGAGCTGACCGCCTAAGTAATCATGGCTATCGCCTGATAAATACGGATCGTCTAAATAGCCTTTCTCGAAATTCGTCGGCATTACCTAACCCCACGGCTATTAATAATAAACTCGCCGTCGGTTGTGGCTCGTTTTAGTTGTTTCTTAATTTCCGGCATTAGCTTCCTTGCTGTCTTTTCAGCATCCCCAGCATCTTGAACAATGACGTTTCCAAATTTAAATTCGTTGGTAACGTTGCCTGCTGGCTGGTTTCCTCGGTTAAGGTTTTGGACCGTGTTAAGCCCTAAGCCCTGTACCGCGCTGCGGTTTAGTACAAACTCGCCTGGCTCTAGCAACGCCGGCACAATATCCCCGCTACCGCTTCCTGGTACTAGGCCGCCCGTTTGGAATCGCTCGATGGTTCCTGGTATCAGGTCTACATCAGGTATTAGGGTAAACTTCACTTTTTTACCCAACACACTAAAGCTCGGCTCTACCTTCGATAATTTAAGGCCGTTCATTACATCTATAAGGGTATTAAACGGTGCTTTAATAGCCGCTATAAAAGCATCGCCTAGCTTCTGGCCCGCCTGTGTCGCCGCATCCGCTAGGTCGGAGAAATCTATATCCGCGCCCAAAGCATTGGCTATAAGGGTAAATGGCTTTGTAAGAACCTTGGCAATATCCTGAAATGCCTTTTTACCCTGCTCAAACAGACCTTTTAACGTACCTATGGGATCTTCAAATAGCTTTATAATACCATTGAAGGTATCCATAAAGAGCTTTGCTATAGGTTTAAATACCGCATCGAGACCTTCAAATATCAGCTCAAAGCCCTGCTGTAATAGGTCTATAAGCCCCTTAAAGTTAGTTATTAGCGGCTGGATAATCATTTCATCGAACATAACACCCAGATTCATGAAGAAATCGAACACGCCGCGCCATGCTTTTACAAGGGGTTGGATAACTTTTTCATCAAAAAAGTCGACTATTTTACGCCATACGTTTAGCAGCCCATCTATAATCTGCTGAAGTAACATTTTCCCGCGCTCGAATGCAGAGGATATATTTTTGCCTATCTCTTCAGCCTTAGATATGCCCCTAGCCTCGGCCTGTAAGTCCAATACTTGAAATAGCTGGCTCCCTACCCCGGAACCGATCTCTTTTACTTTATCTAACTCTTCTCCTAGTTCATCACCCAGGCCGCCGATATCGAACAATTTCCCAAGGCCTAGAGAACTTCCAAGCTCATTAATAGCAATCTTAATTCCTGAAACAATGGCACCTACAATTTCAGGAATAGCTTTTATAACTCCTTCAACTAATCCAAGGGCAAGCGCCGGTGTTGCCTTAGCAAGTTCTATCGGCAGTATTGTGGTAAGTCGAACAAATCCAACAATTAGCTTTTGAATTATCTCCGGTAACCTAGCCAATAGACCATCTATAATCACATCAGGCAAAGAAACAAATAGATTAAAAATAGCATCAGGTAAGCTAATAAATATACCCTCAACCAATACTTCTAATTTGTCAGCGATACCTGTAATAATGTTTGGAATAAACTCGGAAACAAACCTAATAAATTCATCTACGACATTTTTTAGACCCTCTGTAATGGCCTTAGGCAAATCAGTTATCGACCCGATCAAATCACCAAGTTTATTTAAAAGGTCTGGGATAGCGTTTACCAAGCCCTGTGCGGCATCCAAAACAGCGTTAGCAGCACCAATAGCAGCTAATGGACCGGCAAGCATAGACCCCGCAGCGCTAGCTAAATTGGCCGCCCCTTCCCCAAGGCCTTGCTGTATTTGTCCAAAATCAAGCCCTAAAGCAGACGCATTTGCTTGCTTCCGGGCTCTCTGTGCCTGGGCTTCATTAAGTTGTTTTCTTAATTCGATCTCCGCGCCTAAATTTGCCTTTTGTTCTGCACTAAGTTGCTTGTTAAGTTGGATCTCCATTAGCTTCGCATCGAGCTGCTTATTTTGAAGGTCTAGCCCTTTTTGTAATGCGTTTAGCCTGTCGTCCTCACTTCCTGAAAACTCCGCAATCAAATTTGCATTCTCAGCCTGAATCTGTTGTAAGGCTATCTGCTGATCTAATAGCTGTTTGTTTTCCTCGGCGATTTGTTTCGCCCTCTCTTCGTCAATGCCTTGCTGCCCCAGTATTTTTGTTTTATTGATTAGCTCATCTATCCTATTAATTTGCCCCTGCTCAACATTTCCAAGGGCCATTAGGCCAGACTTAACCTTTTCTAGTAGGTCAATTCTTTCTTCCGAGGATAGCTTTATTTGCTGTATTCTTTTTTCACCATCTGATAGAGACTCTAAATTTAGTTGTCTCTCGATGTTTGCCACATCTGACAAGGTATCTTTTCTAAGTTTAAGTATATCTAACCTAGCTTTTTCAACGTTTATTTGCGCCTGGGTAACTTGATCCGCTGTGGATGAAGTATCTTTGATTACCTTATCTAGTTCAGAAATAGCGTTTTTCCTGGCTAAGATAGCTTTCTCAAACTCTGTACCTAGTACAGATATGGATAGGGCATTCTTTATTTCCTTGCCTAATGGTTTAACCTTGTCTGCTAATTCCTTAGCTGCTTTCTCTGCCTTCTTTATTGACTCTTCTGCTTTTAGTGCTTCTAGGCTTATTGGTCGGAACACGTTAGCCAAAGAATCGCCAGATTTGCTTGCGGCAGCCTCAAGCGCTTTTATTCTTGCCTCGCTCCTAGCTACTGTAGCATTAAATTCGTCCTGGCTTTTCTTTACGAAAGGTATTTTTTGAGAAAATTTTGTTATTCCTAGGCTTAGTCTTTCAAAGCCTTCTAGCAATGAAAATATACCTATTTTTACAGACTCAACAAGGAATCTAAATGCCCTTATACCTACCTCTTTTAAGATAAGCCAGGCATCCTTAAACCTATCTAGTACCCCTATCGAGTCTTCCATCTCCCCAAATGTTTCATCTAACTGGGTTTTAATTTCCCCTAACTCTTTTACTACTTCCCTTATCGCCTGGACCACAGCGGCTAGCGCCGTACCTATGGCAACGGCTATAGCTATAAACGGGGCTGCCTTAACTGCAAGTACAGCAAAGCCCTTTGTGAAGGCTACAAGGCTTTTTCCAAGGTTTAAAAAGGTAGTTAATATATTTGCCCTAAGCACCCTACTTAGGTTAATCAATGCCGCACTTAGGCTATTGGTTGCGATTACCTGGGCACCTGTTGCCGCAGAAGCTTTAGCAAATACAGCATTTAGTGTTGTTTGTACCCTACTAGACTCAATAACCACAACATTTAGTAGCTTGTATGCTGTTACCAGAGTACCAATTATAAGAACATATTTTAAAACTGTTCCGGTGACTAATAGGAATACCCCAAGGAAGTCTTGAAAAGCCCCTATAAGGTTTAGCAGGGGCTTAGGTATTTGCAAGATAGTATCTACTAAAGCAGTTTGTACCCTAAGCAATGCCTGGGTAACTATACTGTTTTGGCCCAATTGTATTTCTAATTCGTTAAGCCTTTTATTTAAAATATTTGTAGCATCGACTATTGTTAGTTCCGCAAGGGATAAGGACAAAGCGGCCTTTTCAGCCCTAGAAAATATCTTTTCTAACCTTGCGGAGACTTTCTCTTGCTCACTTAATTGGGTTACTGCTTTCCCTGTTTCCTGAACAAACTTAGTGTTTGCTATAGCCGCCTCGCGTATGTTTATACCTAGCGCAAGTACAGCCTGGGAGTTTCCTGCAAGGCCGCTCACTAATGCTTTACTGGTATCAAGTAAAGAATCTCCAGTAGCCTCTGCTATAGATGCGGAAGCCTCCAATAGCTTATTGTTCTGCGCCAGGGTAAGGCCTAGAACATCTGCCTCTGATACCAATAGAGATATGGATTTTGATATCTCATCCCTAGTAAATGCCGTGGTATCGTTTAGTTTCTCTAACTGCTCGTTCCACATTTCTGTGGATCCTATGGCTTCTTCTCCTACCGTTTCAGCAAAAGCTTCTATGGTCGCATTCATCCTAGACGTTGCGGACTCGACCTTCTGGGCCTCTAGCTCAAAACGATTCATAGCGTCAATAAGGCCGCCGCCGATAGCCGCTATAAGCTCACCGACTTTAGCCAAGGTAAATGCAATTGCAGCGCTAAAACCACCTATAAGGATAGATGCAACAATTGCCAGGGTTCCAGAAAATTGAAGGAAGTCATTCTCTGCCTCTGAAGCCCTTTGTCCTAACAAAGCCAAAAGCGGGGCGACAATAAACCCAGCCTCGGCCATACCCAGAAAGCCTGGCCTAACTTTAGCAGAGGTTACAGTAGCTAATTTAACTAAGTCAGAATTGAATCTAAGAACACTAGCCCCTGCCGCTTTTACCGCCTTATCCATGGGCTCAAATTGTTTAGCAACTCTAAGAGCAGTAATCCCTATACCTGCGGCTATAAAGGTATCCATTGCTAGCGCAGTAGTTTCTAAAGTTTGGTTAAATCCCTGAGCTGATTTTGATACAGTCCTAAAAGCACTTTCCTGCTTCATTAACTGATTAGCAACTACTTGTAATGTTTTTTCTATGTTTTGTAGTGACTTTTCTACAGAAGAAAATTCTTTTGCGGCATCGTCACTATCTACGCCTACCTTTACTACCAAATCTTCTTGAGTTATTGCCACTTCCCTTGGCCCCTTTGCCGTCGCCTAATATAGATTTTGCTTTGGCATAAAAATTACTATTTTTATACTGGGGGATAAACCACCCACACATTTCAATATACCATCCTGGTTGCTGCGCGATACCCCCCTCATGCAGCAAAGCGCCAGTTTCCGCAGTTAAAACCAACGTTCTATAAACTGAAACAGCCTCATGGTCCCATGTCGCTTTACCTGGACAAAAACCATAGAGGCCGCCTCCTTCTTGGATCCGCATAGGCCACAGCGAGCCGTCTGCGCTTGTAAATTCTTTATCTTCTCGGCACCGCCTTAACTTCTGTATTCTCTCTGGGCATTTGCTGCATTGAAACCCGCTTGTCTTGCTATGGTCCACAAATTCAAGCTCTATCAAGGCTTCTAACTTTTTTTTACCCCTACATCCGTATTAACGCCACCGGCTACATTTTGCCTAGCTCTCCATAAGTCCATTGCTAGGCCCGCATTGTGTAGCGCATTTACCAGCTCTTTATTTGCTGCACCGTCGCTATCACGTTTGAAAAGTATCTTGTCAGTATCAGGTATTCCTTCGGGGTTTTTTATATCCACCAAAGAGCGCCTAACCTCTTCCAAGATGTAACCAATGTTTAGTTGGGTTTTACCCTTCTCAACCTTAACTTGCTGGCTAAGTATTTCCTGGGTTGCTTCGTAAGGTAGAACTTTGCGAAGAACAAACCTAGTAGGCTGCTCTTCAGTTAGTTCTAGTTTTTCTTCGTCCAAATCTTCCAGGTAGCTATCATATTGCTCTTCTGTGCAATGTGATACTGCGCTATCCTTGCGCGTAATTACCTCAATAGTACCTTTTGAGCTTAGTTCTAATTTCAGGGGCATTCGGGGTTCTCCTTTTTACAAGAATGAAATTTTAACCTCATCCGCTGCTTCTAGTGCCGTTTCATAAGCCAAGCCCTCAAAGGTCACTGGAATAGATCCGGTAGCAGGTACAGCGATTTCTGGAATCGGGAAAATAACTTTGGGTAG